TTCCGATAGTGAAGTAAGAACACAAACTCCTGAGTCAAATAGTTTCCCAACAAAAGAAAATTCTGATGCGATTCATCAAGAAACTGTAGAGGATAAAAAAACTGGCGATGTATTAACAAAAAAACATGCTTTAGCATGTCCTGATCCAGAAAAAAATTCTGACATGAAGGGCATACAGACTGTCATTGAAAATTTATCTAAAAAAATAGAGCAGATACAAAAGAATCAACAATTTTACGATGCTGCAGCTAGTCTTCCTGTTGTTGATGCAGGAAAAAATGTAGAGGATTTGATGGGAGAAGCGTCTGGTGAGATATCAAAATATATGAAAGGTATAATGGGTAGAGTTCAGGATTATACAACTGATGAATTTAATAAACAACTTCTACCAGTTTTAAAAATATCAAATCCTGGTGAGAGAAATAGATTATTGGCAACAAGTATAGATGGTTTAGATAAAATCGCATGTTTATTTAATAATATAGCTAAAGGTTTACCCTCTTTAATTTTGGGTGCTTTATTAAACTTTTTTAATAATAGAAAAAATCAAATTGGAGATGATGATGATAGTTCTTTAGTTCCACCTATACCTCCAGAAGGTTTTTATGCTCCTACTCCAATTTGTTCTGTAGAGGAGTTGACAGGTGAAGTTTTGGGACAAACTATAAATGAAATTATGAATGAGTTTGATAATGCGATTGGCCCAGTCCTACTTCAGGCAACTAATTCATCTAATTCTAATTTTGGAAAAGATTTATTGGGTAGTTTGGGTGGATTTGGAGCACTAGGTGGTTTAAAATTTGATATTGCAAAATCAGTTGGATTTATTAGTGCAGTATCAGAATTATTTGTTTGTGATCCTAAACCAAAATGTTCACCACATGACACTCATACTTTGCAAAGTGGTGGGAGTGGTAAACCAAGTTTTAAACAACCCAGTTTGGCATCACTTGCATCTGCAGCAACAAAGGTCACGAATGCTGGTGCTGGCATAGATCAAAATAAAATTAAAAATGCCATTGCCAAAGGTAATAATTTTATTAAACCAACCATAGATAGGTTAGTATAATGCCCATAATTCCCACTAGCACAGATAGTATAAAGGTTGGTTACATTGATGATGTAGATGGTTACGTCAAGGGTTTATCAATAGCAGAAGCTAATACGTATGCAAGACAAAATCCAGATACTGTTTTTATTTTTATAGATGGTGGTGCTAATACGAGATATTTAAGCATAAATGAGGTTAATTCTTTAACTCCTCAAGATTTACTAAGACCTGAATCATGTGACAGTAGACCAAAAGCTATTACCTCACCTTCAATTAATATTTTTGGTGGAAATGGTGTAGGAGCACAAGGTAATCCAATTATTGATACGAATGGAAATATCATTGCAGTTGATATTGTCAATGGTGGTTTTGGATACACTATTCCTCCAACCATTGAAGTAATAGATCCAGCAACTGATGCGGGAGTTGTGTATAATCCAGAGGCATCTGTAGATGGATCTGTGGATGGATCTGTAGATGGATCTTTAGATGGATCTGAAGGTGAGCAAAATTTTCAAAGTTTTGTTGGATCTGGTGCTGTTATTAAAGCAGAGGTTGAAAACGGATCTGTCACAAAAGCTATAGTTGTAGATGGTGGTCAAGGATACCTACCACCAAGAGAGACAACACCTCAATATCCAGCTCTACTTAAATTATCTGAAGTCAGAATTGAAAATCCTGGTTTAAACTATAGTCCAGAGGATAAATTGACAATCACGCCAAATAATGGTACTGTATTAACACATACCCTAAGTCCTTTTGGAAAGGTAGAATCTGTTAAAGTCAAAAAAGGTGGAACTTTTACTGATTTACCAGATATAGATTTACCTAGCGATACTGGTATAAATGCTTCATTTACTCCTGTATTTGAAGTTGTTAGAGACCCACTGGTTCCTCAAGTTGCGAGCCCATCTGATATAGTGAGAGTTTATGATCTAATAGGATTAAATATCACTGGATATATAGATGGTAAACCATATTATGGAAACACATTCTATGAAAATGGAATTAAATTTGCAGGTACGAAACCAAGTGGAAATCCAGTAAGAGTTTATGAAAATAGACAATCTAGCATCGCAAAACAATCTGTTCTTGTTGGATTTGTAGATGGTCAACCATACTATGGTGATTTTCATACCATGGCTAATGGTAATATAATGACTGGAGGAAAACACACACCATTTAGTAGACCAATTACAAAAACTGGTGTGACTCAAGTTACATCTACATCTGAAAGCACGGGTGAAATAAATGTTGGAGTTGATGAAACTCCTGAAGAAGTAATGATTACACCAGCAGCTCCTGCTCCAGTAGCGACTGATATTCCTTCTGCACCATCAACACCAACACCTTCTCCAACTCCTACCCCTACCCCTACTCCAACTCCAACTCCTACCCCATCACCAACACCACCACCCCCACCTAGCGGTGGCGGTGGATATGGAGGATATTAATGTCAGAGAAGAAAAATTTTTGGACTCAAACCTTAAGTGCCATGAATGGCAAGTTATCTTTTGGTGCGATAAGTTTTTTCAAAGATGTCTTATCTAGTGTCAGATTACAGGCTCTAGATGGTAGACATTTTCTCGCTATGGAAGAGGATGGTCAACGTAAGGGATGGACTACTATCAATTCACCTGGTGCAACTCAAATAAATTCTGGTGAAGATTTAACCAAAGAGGATGATTGCATTTTTGTTAATGCGGAGAATGGAAATATTGTAATCAAGGCAAGGGATGGAAAGGTTCGTATTGAAGGGACTGATATTGAATTGTGTGCAACAGGTAATACACCAGAGGGTAGATTTTGGTTGAATGCAAATGAATCTATTCAAATGGATTCAAAAAATATTTTGATAAAATCTAAACAAGGTATGTCTATTATTAGCACAGGATCTTTAACTCTAGATGGTAGATTAGGGATGCAGATATTAGCACCAATTATACATGGAGCGACATGTGCAACCAAACCAAATAAACAACCTGGAGAAATTAATTAAGGAGGAACTATGGCACTTTGTATAGATGAAGCACATGTTTATAAAGGACAACTGTTAGTTTGTGATGATGAAATTATTCCTAAGGCCTTAGGTGTGGCAGAGGGAAAAATTACGGGATCATCATTTATACAAGGCCCTCTTCAAGTTGGTAATCCAGATGCTTTTAGTTCTGTTTCGGCAACAGTTATGATTGGCCCTGATAATAATGATGAATCATCTTCTCCTTTTGATTCTTTAGTCGTTGAAGGACATCAAACTATTAATAATGGTAATCTTCATACAAGCAATCTACTATCTTGCACTGGTGTTGGATGTAATTGGACTCAAAGCACCATTAATGTTCAAGGATGGAAAGGATTTGATATAAAGCATCCATCTAGGGAAGGATATAGATTAAGACATATTTGTTTAGAAGGCCCTGAAGGTGGGATATATTATCGTGGAAGAGCAACTAAAAATATAATACCACTTCCTTCTTATTGGAAAGGTTTTGTTGATCCAACAACGATTAGTGTGAGTTTGACTCCCATAGGAGCACATCAAGATATAATAGTTAAAAGATGGGATGATCAAAACATATATCTTCAAGCACAGGGAGGTTTGCCGATATATTGTTTCTTTCATATCTTTGGTCAAAGAACTGATGGTGAAAGATTAATACCAGAGTATGAGGGAGAAAATCCCGAAGATTATCCTGGCGACAACACTCAGTATTCTATCGCAGGATACCATTATGATAGGAGAACATTATGAACGACGAAGAGTATTTGATGAAGTGCGTGGTTGACCCCGTAAAAAGAACTTTTTATTTACACTCAAGTGAGGGTGATATAAGAACGGTAGATTGTGATAACGTGGATGAGTTTATGAATGTATTAGAATTAGTACGTGCTACATGTCCTGAAGATAGGTTGTCGTACACTAAAATTTTTTGATGGCCACCAAAATTAGCTTTTA